CCGCCGAGGTCGCCGCCGAGGTCTCCGCCGAGGTCGCGTTATTGTCGGACTTTTTCCCCGTAAATCCTTCTATTACATAAGATGGCGGTTTGTTGGGTTGTTTTGCCATATAAAGGTAATAATATTTGAGACGATTGTATTTAAACTTTATTAAGAACACATTGCTAGTAATAAGCGCCAAAAATAACAATATAGTCTTGTTCTCAAAAAATGGATCCAATGAAAATACAATCACTAGAAACAAGAAAACAAACATGAAATCGTGGGAAGAAATGTCTGCGATAATATTCACAAAAGATAAGAAAATCATGAGATAAAAAACGGTTTTGCTTTCTAGGAGTTCTTTCATTTTGTGGATGGGTTTTTATTTTATAATATTGGATGCGATTTTATTGTACAACGTAAATGTGTTGTATAATAAATAAGATTTATAATTTACCATTTTTTACAACAAAAAGTTGAACATTGAACGAAGCGGATAGTACCCGAGCCTCCAAACTCTCCAGAACCAAATTTTATTTCACAAAAATCTTTTACAACTGAAAATTTGTCTCGAAGTATCTTAAGACTAAAGCATTCAAATTCGAACAATACCGAAGAATGGACTGATATTATCTATACGAATATTATCTAAGCTTCGTCCGTTTGAAACAAAATTGATTAAAATTTCGGAATTTTATAGAATAATATAATAGCAAACCTACAAAACTGAATTGCGAAATTGACCATTGACCATTGACCAAAAATTGTGCGACAACCATGAATTTTTATTCGGACAAAATCATAAACGATATAATAGACAACCAACCATTGGAATCTATTATTGATCAAATAGACACATTCAAATTACAATGCAAGTATGTATTGACAAAATATTCGATCCATACAATATATCATAAATATACAGATTGGTTGTTAAACGATCCAAATATTGTGATTGCATTTTATTGTCTAGACCAAACATTTTGTATATATAATTGCCCTTCCATTCTTGTATATAGGAAAGTATCGTATAAAGATGAAATTAGATATTATATTCTGTTTACTTGTACAAAACGCAGCTTTCGTGGACAAGGATATGCCACAAAATTATTAGACGAATTTCAAAAAAAAATAAAACGCGATAATTCCCATACAAAACCTGTAAAAATAATATTAAGCTCAGTGGAAGACGCCGTAGTATTTTATGAGGACTATGGGTTTAAATGGACGCGGGAATCAATCAAAGATCATCCTATTTTGATGCAATACGAACATTACGAAGAAAATAAAGAATATTTTATAATGGAATTGGATATGAGTTCGGAGCTTGACGGTTAAGTCGTGAATTTCTCGAGAACAAAAATCACACAGTTTTATTAGATCCGATCGATCCTGTTTTGGACCTTGTTTTGGACCTTGTTTTGGACCTTGTTTTGGGCCGTGTTTTTGCAGTAACAGACCTGGATTTTTTTTTATGATCCGGCGTTGTCGGATCATCTAATCCAGATACAAAATTGTTCTTCATTATAGGACGCGAACGCGACTTTTTATTGTAAGTACGAATAGCAGTTGATTTCAAAGAATCATAAAGTTTTACAAATTGTTGTAATGCCTCTACAGTAAAAGATTCAATATTTGGTTTGTATAATCTTCTCAATCTATTACACGCTCCATTTGTTAATTTATTATTTAAATCACTATCCGCAATACTTCCAATATAGGTATTCAAACTTCGTTTAAAAGAACGCAATTCAATTAATATAATATCATCTTTAATCTTCATAGTGGAAGAATAAATGTCAATTTTGGAAACATAAAACCAATCATTTATTTGAGTATTGTCTGGTGGGTCTTTAAAATATTGAAAATAAGATAATAATGAATATGCTGGATTTCCATATTGAGGGTTTTTTTTTTCCAATATATTGTTTGTATTAAATACACCTTTGCGGAATACTTTATGTCCCTCATCCATATATTTCTCCAGAACCGATTTTTGTATAATTATTTTTTTAATAATTTTAATCGCAGGGTCTTCTCCAATATTATAATATTTTGCAATTGTAATTTTTAATTGTTCGTATAATTCTGAATTAGAATGTCGCGAATTAATAAACAATTTATCTTTCAAATATTTGATATCACCGGAATTCTCTTTGTCTTTATTATTTTTCTGATCAACAAGATAACTATTGTAATAACGATATAATTTGAAAAGAATTAAAAAAATGTAATTTTTAACCACTTTTGCTTTATAATCTTTAATCGGTTTTTTTGCATTTTGTATCGCATTTTGATTGTAATTTTCTAAAAGTTCATTTACGCAATTTTCCAATTTTATTATAATATTCAAATAAGTTTCTGAGAGTTTATCATCTTTATAAATCTGTAGAGAATCGCGAATGAGTTCTTTTACAATCGGAATCGCATTTGAAATATTACATGAGAATGTCATTTGAGGAACGATACATATATCAGACACCGTCTGAGCTTCGTCTAAAAAATGTGTTTGTAAATAATACATATTTGTATTCGGATAATGAAACAAAATTCGCTCTTTTGGATTGGCAATAATTTCACTATTATTTTTGTTATAGTTTATCATCAAATTTCCGCGAATTGCCTTTAGTTTTTGTAAATGATTTATTAAGTTTTTAACAGCATTCGTAAAGGTATTTATAATAATATTTTTATTTAATCTTGGGTTATAATATGTGAAAACCCATTCAACATCAGCAAAAGTTCCACAATCTTTTTCCATTCTTGTTTCAAAATTTATTTTATAGATTTTTTGGGGCGTTTCAAAAGTATATAATTCATTTTTGAATTCTTTATAAATTGATTCTTCGTCATATTCTTCGCCTTGTTCTTCATATTCTCTACTTTGTAGAATGATTGCTTTATATGTAGGTTCCTCACATAATGCTGTGAGTTTTTTTACAAACTTTGAATTTGTGATATCATTTAAAACATAAAACTTTGAATTTTTATCTTTTGTTTGATTGTTATTATAAATATCAAATTCAATTAATTCGTGTTTTCGTAATAAACTAAATGTGTCGTCATTATCGGGTGTTGCGTCTTTGTTTATATATTGTAAATCATTACTAACTGTATCGGTATTTAATAGTATATCATCGCCTAATAATGTTAATTTTGATAAACTTGATGTTTCAAATTCGTATCCAATACTTAAAATTTTTTCAAAAATGCTGTGACTTAAATCTCCGCCATCATATCCACCGTCAAACATGGTTTATATATTATTATAGTATTTTATTGGACAATTGGCGTGTTTGATGGTTTTCTATAAATCCATACACATCTTTATTTTTTTATCCAATTTTTTATAGTAAAATCCATTATATGGTAATTTTTGTTCGAGAGCTTTTGCCAGTGTTTTATCACTCATTTTTTCTTGCTTTATACAATCGTATTTACAGACATATTCCATTATGAGATTCTCGTTGTCGTTGAATTTACCAATACCATCTTTATACAGTATGGGTTCTCCATATTCTTCTTCGAATTCTTTTCTCAACACATCGTCGCATTTATCATATAACATATACAAAAAATCGCGAGATGGTTTTCCAGATTTTACGGGCTCATCCAATGCAGAAGACGATTGATAACCATTTTCTGTAGATGCTGTTTTTCGATCTAAATAAACATTTATGATTTTGGTTTTATTTAGATCTAGTTTGGCAATATACCCGAGATTTTGCGGTCTAGTTATTTTTGTCGGTTGGATATTTTCTATTTTATTTGGGTCTTCATTTCGTCCTACATACAACCATCTGAAACCATTATATATTGTATTTTCTTTTATGGCTTTTTCGATTGTTGGTCTTTTTAATTTAAAATTCGATTCTTTTATACATTCTGCGACTGATTCGTATGTTTTTATAAGTGTCATTGTTTCTGGGTTTATTTTTTGTAATCTTGGTCCGAGTGTAACTAATTCAGTATTGAAACCTGTTTGAGTGCGTATTTCTACTGCTGGTTTGGCACGGTTCTCTAATTGTTCTATTTTTTCTACTAATTTGCTGTTTGTTTCTACTAAGGTTTTATTAATTGTTTCCAAGTCTTGGATTTTTTGTAATAAATGTGATGTGGCAATATTTTCTGTAGGTATAAATGTATTTTCTAGATGATTAGAGTTTGTTATTTTATCTAGAAATTTTTTATTTCTTTCGTCAATAATATCTATTATGTCATTTACTTTCCATTCGTCAAAGTTTTTTATATTATCATTTACTATTTTCAAAAACATTGCATATGTTAGGTTATTGTCTATTTTGAATAATTCGTTCTCTCTTTCGTGATTTGGATAATCTTTTACTCGATTTGGTCTTATTTTTTCATGATGATGTAAAAAAGTTTCGAATTGTTTACTTTTATTTACTTCAAAACAATCTAATAATAAACATTCTTCGTAATTTTTTTTATGTTCATTATACCGTGATTCTATGCCATTACGACTTTCACCTATTTTTACTATATATTCGCCATTTTCGTAGGTTTTTACTTTTATAATATATACTAATGCTGTTGGTAAATTATATTTTTTGAGTAAAATATCTTGTTTTTGTAGTCGTTTTTCTTGTTCTAATTTTTTGTCGAAGTTTTGGTTTACATTTTCTAGTTGTTTTTTTAGGTCATATACACCTTTTAAACGAATTTCTTTAATTACATCACAAACCCAATTTTGAAATGTTTCTGCGATTGGTTTTCTTGATTTGAAAAGAACTTTATATAATCCTTTTTCTGTTAAAAATGTTACTTGCTGTGATCCACCAAGGGTGTCAATAGTATTGACAACCTTTTCTGTTTCATCAAAAAATTGTATATTTGCTCTAATATTACTTAATTCTAAAACCTCACCTATATCACTCGCTCGAAATAAGGGTTCTTCAGTTGTTCCTGAAATAACAATATTTGTGTGCAACTTGTTCGCATTAAACGCTCTAACAATATCCATTGATAAAGGGTGTTATAATGTATATTACGACCTTTCTTTAAGTACTTTAACCAATATATATTTTTTCTGTTTGAGGGTATGTTTTTTGATTTTATACAAAAATGTAGATATATCATACTTTACCTATAAAGTAAATTCTGGCATATTATATTTTTGACGAATTTTATTTTGTAAATTTATTAATTCAATGTCCAAGTTATAATTATCTGGTAAAATCATTTTTAAATTCATTCGTTTTCCTTCATTTGTTTTTTTATCAAATGTTAAATGTGGAGAACCATTCATTTCTATTAGAGAAACATATTTTGGTATTCCACTTTGTTCTGTATAATTCGTCGGATAAATATCATTTTCTAATTCTTCTATAACTTTATTTGCTTGGTTTAATTTTTCTAATATTGAAACTTTATTTGATTTTGTTGTTTCCCAAGACTTTTCTAATTTTGGATGTCCTTCTACTCGAAAATATTCTCTTGCTTTATCTCTTTTTTTATCAATATAATTGTAATAATATACTACATATTTTTTTAACATATCTTGTGTAATACCGTCTGGCAAAGGTCTTGCGTTTGATTGTCGTTTTCTCTTGGTATTTGGCATAATACCTCTTGAATTTTGTTCTTGTTCTTCACGCGTGGCTAACCGTAAATTTTCTACAGTATTATTTAAAGGATCTCTATCAATATGATCTACACTAATATTTGATGTTCCACGACCATTGTCAAAATAATCAGTAATAACTTGATGTATATATAATTGTTTTAATTTTGTTTTACCAGCTATATAACCATTTTCACATTTAAACCAAGTAATTTTTTCATTGTGTTCTTTTTCAAAATCTAGTATCTTTTGATATGATAAATTACACAATTTACATATTATATTTGGCTCACAATACATTAATAATTTTTCTTTTTCATTTTCTTTCACAACCCATATTGGGTTTTTCATTATAAACGCATCAATTCCAAAATTATTATAATGTCCTTGAATGTAATTTATAACTTTATATTGTTCTTTAATAATGTTATGATAATTATGGTAAATTTTTACATTACATTTTCTCAAATCAAATTCATTTTTGTTTTCAAAAATATAAGTAGTTGTTTCTGGTGGAAATATATAAATAAAATCTATAAATGTATATCTTTTACTATTAGATATATAAGACGGATATTTATCTGGATTTCTTATAACAAATTTTTTACTTGAATTTAAAATTTTACAGAAATCTGGAATATCTACCAAATAAATGTTTTCTTGGCTGTATTTTAGTTCAATACAATTATATTGTGCGTTGTATTCGTAAGATATATTCATCGCAGTATTGTCCATATTATAATATTATAATATGGAATTTCTTTAAATCAATTTTCTAAATAACTTTAAAAACAAACTATAATAAAAAACAAAGTATTTTCAATTTGAATAAGCGACACCCGCCATACCCGACATAACACGGAGAACATTGTAGTTTACAGCATAGACACGAACCTTGGCAGTGTTAGTACCAGAAACGGTAGCTGATGAAAGAACGAGCTGAAGGACTGCATTATCAATGCGAGAGAAGTTGCACGACCCACTGGGTTGATGCTCTTCAGGGCGTAATGCAAAGCTGTAAACATTGATACCAGTATCGGGTGAGCGAGTGTGGTGCTGGAAAGGCTGGACAACATCAAAGTAAGATCCTTCGCGTTCAGAGAAGCGGTCTTGGCCGTTGAGTTGGAGCTTGGCAGTAACACATGGGTTCTCACCCCAGCAGTGCATATCGAGAGCAGTCTCAGCAAGAACAAAGGTACCAGCATCGGATAAACCGGAAGTCTGGTTAGCACCAGTCTGGGCATCGAATGGGTACATAGAAGTAGAGTTGGAAGTCCAGCCACTGCCTTGGACGGCAACATCCATACCACCAGGCATCTGGAAAAGACCAGTACTGGTGATGACGGCGTTGGCACCTTGAAGCTCAGCAGGACCACCAAAGGCGTGGATAGCGTTGGGAAGAGCATCAATAGAGTCGGTGTAGTTGAAGGGTTGAGCACCAAGAGTTCTGTAAAGAAGTTGGGAAGCATCAAGGGAAGAGCAGTAGTCGACATTGGCGTCTGGCTGAACAACCCAGATAAGCTCCTTTACTGGATGGTTAAAGTTGAGCTTAATCTTGTTTGATGAAGAACCGACAGACTCATCACCCGTAAACTGGAGTTGCTCGAAAAGATATTCGTGTGGGTTCTGAGCCATCTTGCGGCGCTCGTCAGTGTCAATGAAGATGTAGTCGACATAGAGAGAAGCAGCGACAAGTGATTGTTGATAAGCGGCAGTGACTGATTTGATACCGGTGGTAGATGTTAGGTCATTAACTGCCCATAAGCATTCTCCAATAGGACGGAGATCAAGGTTGATCTTGACTTCGTGATACTGTACATTTTCACGAAATACCCTCCCTTTCGGGATATTTATAGGCATTCTCATATGCAAACGATGTGGATTGACTTTGTCCTTCCACATCCCTCCTTTTGTCTTCGGAACTTTGTTCCTCCGCCAAAAGTCGTAACCGTATAAAACACATAAGAGAACTGGAGCCTGGGAGTAGACTATATCTTAAGCCTTCATAGAGGTTGATTAGACCTCTTAGACCCATAACCATTTAGTCGTTGAACCTTCCTCATATCCTTATCATAATGGACTTAGAGGCTTGGCTGCTGATTGCCAATTTCAGATGTAAGTGCATCTTTATCCGTGGGATTTTCACCATACCTGAAGTAATTTTTCTTCAGCCACAATATACTTTCGCGTATTGTTTGGTACCCAGCGGCTTTACGGGTTTCCAGCAATTTGGATATGTTGCCATTTGTTGCATCCTTAGCAACAAGCGACTAGCACCTGAGCATTATGATTTATAAAATCATACCGAGGCTCCAACATATTTTTCTTAAAACAGTTCTCGGATGTTTTAAGATGAGTGCTTTTGCGCCCTACAGAATTTAAGGCGATTAATGGAAGGGCAAGACCAGGTGATCTTGAAAACCAAAATAGAAGAGGAATATAAAGTGTGGTTTCTGGAAGAGCCTTGCGAGGAGCGCAAACTTGACTGGGGCCACCAGCAGCAGCACAAGGACCATTAATATCTGCAAAGGTAGGATCGGTGATATAAGTGAGCTGAGTGGTATTACCAATCATCTTGAAATAACCGCGCTTCTGTTCCTCAGTCATGGTAAGCTGATTCCAGATGTGCATCCAGTTACCAT